TCACCTTGTCAGCCAGCCTTCCAGCTTCTGCGCCCATTCGCTCATATTCCGCGACACACTGGCCGAATATTCCGATCCAGTCTTCTCCGGGCTCATCAGATCCGCCGCTGGCTCGGGTAGTTTCGGGGCGACGGCGTAGCTGGTCGAGCAGCCCGTCAATGCGCTTGCGCTGGTCAGCAACAAGACGATCAGCAGCCTGGCGGGCCAGGACGGCCCCACGGTATTCAGCATCTGCACGGTCTTTCTCCGATTGCAAACCGCGTTCGATGGCGGCGTTAAGTGCTTGGGCCTCGGCTTGGGCGGCGGCATAGCCCGCGTCATACCCCGACGACCAGCGCCAGTGCCACGCCCCGACCATGGCGGCGATCAGGGCGGCACCCGCCGCCGCTGCCGCCGCGTAAGCCTTCCAGCCCGACAAAGCGCCAAAAATTTTGCCGATCATGGGCCGTCCAGCCATTGAGGAGCATCTTTAGGCGGCTGTGGCTCAAGCGCCGCGCCCAGGTCATCGGCTGCCGCCTTGGCGGTTGTCGCCGCAGCCTTCGCGGTGGTGGCCGCAGTGCGCGCAGTTCGACCCGCCGACCCGGCCTTAATCGCCGCTTCGTTCGCCGTATCCGCAGCCGCTTTGGCCGCTTCTGCAGCACCGCTTGCCGTCTCCGCAATCGCTGGCAAGCGTTGCTCGATGATCAGCAGCAACTGCCGGTTTATGTCCATCAGACGCTGTTGCTCTGCCTGATGGTCTCGGGCACTCTGGGCGATTTGTACGTCGGCGCGAGATAGGCCCGCTATATGCCCTGCGGCAAAGGAGCCGCCCAGCATCAGAGCCAGAAGCGTCCAGCCCTCAACCAGCGCCACCGCCCGCGGGTAATCAGCCCGCAGTCGGCAAATGCGCTCACGAAGTCGGATTGGCATTGAGTCTCTCCAGTTGGGCTTGCATCTGCCGAACCTGAGCGGTCAGCAGCGCAACCTGAGTTTTCAGATCGCCAACTTCTCGGATGGCATCGTTGCGCTCTCTGGCGAACATGTCGGCACGCGCATTAGCTGCCGCGAGTTGTTCGGTGAGCATCTGGATGACCTCGACGCGCGCTTCATCCGCCGCCCGGTTTACGGCATCGCTCGACAACCAGCGGCGCAACATGAGTCCGCCTCCCACCACGGCCGCCGCGACAGCTCCTATCCACCCGCCGACACCTCCCCCCGACAGTTCCTCAGGTAGCTGCATTACTCCCCCAGCGCTTTCCATGCCGCCTTGAATCGGCGTTGTCTGTCTTCCCACCCGTTGGGCAGTCCGTTTGCGTTCTTGCCGTTGACCCGAATCGACAGGCGTAAAAAATCGCCCGTGTCGGCGATCTCGTTACAGCCATTGTTGAACCACCACCACCCGCTGCCCCTGGCGGCATCGACCGGTCTTTCCAGCCACTCGGGATTGTTGATGTAATCGACGCCCAGGCCATCGGACAGCGCCTGGTAGTTCGCCCGTCCGGTGACCTGGATAAGCCCCCTGCCCCGGTATCTGAATCCGTCGCCAGGCTCGGTATTGCCCAGATCCCGACGCCCTTCATATCGAGACTGCGCAGGCGTTGGGCCCCAGATCTCGCGCGTGTGCACAAAACCGGCTGACTCGTGCCCCAGGGTGGCGATGAACATGGCCGCCCGCATCGGCGACACGATGGCGAACTCCATCATTGCCCGCTCTACGGGGTCGTACCACTTGGCCGCGCGCGGCGGCGAAAGCATCGCGGCGGCTGCGAAGTCTCGTTGGTTCATGAATGTCCAGACGTAAAAAAGCCGCCTACTGGCGGCCGTGAGCCGGGGAGAATGGCGCTTAGCCGTTCAACTCTCAGGCTTGGTTCATACCGGTGAAGTCCAGACTACGGCCGCCACCGCCGCCTCATCCACCGCCGCCATGACCTGATCTTCCAGCCCCTGCCGGTGGCCGAAGATCAACGCGGAAATCTGCGTGAAAGCTTCGACCTTGGTTTGCACGCGCGTCATAAACTCGTCCAAGTCCAGTCCCCGCGCGGCTGCCGCCGTCGCACACCACGGCACCAGGGATGCAACCCGGTCGGCCTCATCCTCAGCAAACCAAGTGGCGGCTTCTGCTTGCTGTGTGGGCCATGTGTCAACCTCGGTCGGCGGGTACGTGTGCTTGCCAGACAGCACGGCTATTTCGCTTTCGGCGGCCTCGTTGATTTCCGCCAGTTTGGCTGCCTTGATCTGTTCAAGGGTTGGCGGCTCTACCGGCTCCGGCTCTGGATCAGGGGCCACCGGCGGGTCAACGATGGCAAAGCCGCCCTCAATGGTTACGTGCTTGCCGGCAACCAGCGCGGCAATAGCCTGCTGGTACTGTTGTTCCGTAATCTCCACCCCGCCGGGCAGTTCATCGCGGCTCACCGCGTTTTCGCTTGCGTAAGGCATTACAGAACCCTCATGTAATAGGTTGCCTGGATGTTCTTGCCTCGGGTTTCGTTGGCCGTGCGGGCACCGGGACTGTCGCCGGAGTTGAACAGGATCACGCTAGTAAAGTTGCTGCCGCTGCTGGTGGTCCCGGCAGGCATCCAGGTTTCCGTTTGCTTCGTGACTGTAAACGCCCCTGTTCCCGCGCCGTTGAGAAAACGAGAACCGTTGGCGCCGTGCCCGGTATCCAGCGTTCCCGTAATGTTCTGAAAGGCGTCGTCCTGCACCGTCCCGGACACCCCAGCCCTCAGCGCCCGGGTCTCAGTGTTGATGAGGCGAACCGTTGCGCCATTTACGGGGCTTCCCGCTAGGCTGATCGTCGCGGTTGCGCTTACGAGCGGCGCAGTGCCGGACACCGACTCACCGGTCAATACCCCGCTGTTGTATGCGTCACCAGCGGTCAGCTTGATAAACCGAAAGTCAGGATTGTCCGTTGGTGGTATCGGGCACCCGGGGATGTGATCCCAAATCGGGAACGGTTCGCAAATTGCCTTCGCGAGCCATTGGTTAGAGCCAACCGGGACGTACTGAGCCGTATCGTCATCCCACTCCATCGGCCCAATGCCAACCGCATATATCGGGCCAACGTCCGAAGTGGGGATGCTCTGGTAGACAGGCAACCCGGCGTTGGTCTGCGCCTGCTCCGCGTAGTGCTTGGCGGAGAACTCGCCGCCAGCGACAGGGCCATCGGTCTTGGTTGCCCAGGCCTCGGCCAGCGCTGCGCTGTCAGAGGCGTCCGATGCCGCTCCGGTCGCAGTCGACGCAGAGGACGAAGCCGAGCTGGCCGCAGCAGTCGCGGTATTGCGGGCGTCGATGACCGCCTGCACGTCCTCATCGGTCAGAGGCTGCGGGTCGGAATAAACCCAAGCGCCATCCACCAGGTCGTAAAAGCCGCGAAGCTCTTCATCCGGGTCAGCGTAGACCTGAGCAAGAGTGCCCTCCGGCTGGGGTAGCGCCGCGGCCATATCGGCGTAGGTCTCGTACCTTTGGACGGCGCCGTACAGTTGCCCGACCAGGACATCGCGCCAGTCGATAGCGGGCTCCAGAGACTGAATCCGGTACAGGCCGTCGGTGGCATAGAAATAGGCGTACCCGTTCTCATCCGCCACGACCGTGCCGCTGGGGTACGGATCTGTACCGTCCCTGTCACGGTAAACCGGAGCGAGCGCTTGGTTGGACTCACGACGAATGTACAGCACCGCTCCAGGCACGATGTCTCCGTGCTGGTCAACGATCGTGGATTGCCAACGAATCAGCATTGATTCACCCAATAAGAAAAGCCCGCCGAAGCGGGCTGTACGCAAAAAGAAACCCGCGCTAGGCGGGTTCGTAGGGCTCGATGTTTCCGGCTGCGAGGATCTGATCGTAGAGCTGACGCCCGTATTCCTCCGGGTCATCCGGGGAAGCCGTAAAGGGAATCCAGCCGAACTCCGGATGGTATAGCTCAATATCAATCGAGCCCACCGCGTTGTACCTCGGCGATCGATATTTCATTATGCAATCCTCTGAAAAAGTGAGACGCCGCTAGACCCAGCGCCACCCCCAACGTATCCCATCAGTCGCCATGTCCCCGGGGGGGAGCCGGACGAACGCCCAGTGCCGGCATCCGAGTACCTCCACCCACTGCCCGACACAGTAGTTCCCGGCGAGCTTTCCACGGCTGACCCCGCCGCGCCAAGCAACGCATAGCTCCCAATTCCTCCAAGACCAATGCTGACCGTTCGGCTAGCGACCCAGGCCACCTCAGAGGAGGTCGCGGCCAGCTTTGATGAGGTCACTGCGGCGTTTTCAATCGCTGCTGTTTGAATCCTCGGCGCCCCCGCAGCGCCCTCAGCTATTGCTACCGGGTTGTCCCGCAATGCAATGCCGTCTACGGAGCGTATGGGTTTCCCAGGCTCCAGTACCGCGTCTGAAATATCAGTCCAGTTCGCCATATCTACGTCCAGTTATATCCAGGGCTACCATCGACTTGCCCATCGTTATCAGCCCACCATGCGCCCGTGGCGCGTTCTACTTCGGTTGCGTCCGCGAAGTCCGGAGCGTCGTCATCCATCCACAAGCCAATCCGGAAGCTGATCGAGTACTCGTAAACCTCAAGCCTGTACTCGACCGAGTGGCCAGGCACAGTTTCCTCTGCGCTCAGTATCTGATACCGCGTCTCCAAAGGCGCGCCGGTTTCGTCTACGACGCCGCGATGCAACATATCCACCACATCGCCAGTCCACATCGCCCTGTCCTTGGCGTCCACACTGATCGTGGCGTACCGAGGATTGTTCCGGTAGCGGCTCAGAAGTCGAGCCGTCACGTTTACCGCCTGAGCATCGCTTTGCAGCCATCGCGAATAAATCTTCCGGATGCGCTGCTCACCGTATTGCTGGCTGCCCTCGGCCTCTAGATCCGCCCGGATGCGCACCTTCCGGTAATTCGCTTCCTTATCCAGATTCTCGGTCGGGTCGCGCTGCCCCCAGAACACCCACACCTGCGATACTCGGGCCTTCGGGTCCTGGGACAACTCCGCGCTGTCTGCAATGATGTTCGCGTAGTCGTTGATCTTGGGCACCGCCTGGAAGATCGGCGGCTTGATCGCCTGCAGCTTGACCTTCTGCGCCCGCTCATCCCACCAGATGAAAAACAGACACTGCTCGGTGATCTCAGAAAGCAGGTCGGTGACCCCGGTCGGTTCGGTAATCAAACCGGTGAGTTCGAACTGCTGGAGCCACAGGGAAGTTTCTTCCTGCCATTCGGGAAAGTCGATCCACGCCGCGGGAACCTCGCCGTACTGCGTGAGCCATTCATAGGCCAGGTCATCGACCCGCTTGTTGGTGTAGCGCAAGCAGATCTGCACCCGGTCCCCGGCTTCGTGGCTGTCCCGCGCACTGCCGTCGGTGGCCCGCGTGATGCCGGTCAGGCGGATCTCGGTCTCGCTGATGGTCGACACGCCCGTGTAGCGCATCAACTCGTCGTTGACCCGCACTGTCCCCGGCGCTGGGTACTCGGATGCCAAAGCCCGAGTCACCCGCAGGAACGAAATCGAATCGTCCTCGCCGTACCCGACCAGGAGTTCCCCCGCACTTGGCCGCGGCGCCTGCGCCTTGTCGTTGTCCGCCAGCTTCAATACGTCCTTGGCGGTGATCTGTACCTTGCCTCGCGAATCCGGGCCGTCGATCTTATCGATCAGGTACGTCCGGGTCACCATGTCCTCTAGTGCCTGGCCAGCGTAGCCCTCCCGCACGCGCAATACCCGATTGTTGTAGTACGGATTGCGGGCCAGCCATTTGGACCAGAACGTGCCCCGCTCCGTCGGGTTGTAGTCGCGCTCCGAAACATAGGGGTCGACAACGTTGTCCGAGTGGGGATGATCCTTGAACGACACGCGAATCGAGGCGCGCTTGCCCAGCGGGCCGCTGTTCTTGTTGCCGCCACCCGGGTTAATCTCGGTCGGCGCCGTCGAAACAGACTGTACGCTCGGGATGCAGTACACATCCGGCAGGCGCTCCCCAGGTTTGCAGAAGTGCAACACCAGCGGCTGCGGCGAGTAGTTCTCCGGATCCTGGCAGGTCGCCAGCGTGTTGAAGCACTTGCGCTGCCCCGTCACCCCTATGGCCGCTGCACAAGGCGCCACGCCATACCGGTGCTGGCAGAAATCCTGCTCGACCTCGACGACCGTCTGGAGCTCGCGCCCTACGGTTTCCTCGTTCATGCTATGGCCTCGACCGAGAAACCGACCGACATCAGGTCGCGCACGCCCTGATTCCGCGGGCGAATGTCGTCATTGCACCAGGCGTACAGCACCTCGGATGGGTACTTCAGCGGGTACCATGCGATGAAGAACGGATACTTACGGGCCGACTCCACGAACGGATCGAACCACTGGCGATACCAGCCAGCGGTCAGGTTGTCCCACTCGTAAGAAGTGGCATACCCTTCGCGGATGATCGATCGCCCCAGGAACTGCCCGCCGTCGCTCTTGTTCGGCATGATCTCAGTCTGGCGCGCCAGGTTCCCGGGAGTGTGCCCCCCGTACAACCCTCGCTGCATTTCCAGCACCCGACCGATATAGACAACGCCAACGGAGGCCACCGCCTCAGTCACAGACAAGCGCCAGTAGCGCGCCGTGATAGGTTCGAACAGCAGCATGATTGTCAGGTCATCAGCGGCCTCTACCGTCTCCACGGTCGTCCAGTCTGTGCCGTTGACGCTGTACTCCAGAGCGAAAGTCGCGCCAGCCGTCCCGAGGTTGTGACTGGCAATGCCCAGGTAGTCAACCTCGACCGCCTCCCCAGCGTCATATGCCACCCACGCCGGGACAGCCGCGGGCCTCCACCGTTCATACGTCATCGGGTTGGCCGTGGCGGACGCCGGGAAGGCCGGCGCTTCGCTGCTGGCAGTCACGACGGCATTTCGGGTCAAGGTTTGATACCCAATCCGCGCATGGTTCAGCGGATAGCCGCGCCCGTCGGCATGATCGCCCTGCTCCACCAGGCTCGGGCTGACAACGATTACGCTCATGCGACCCTCAAACGGGCGCCATCGCCCACAGCTTCGTTAATGGCCCCAATCAAGTCGCGCACCGCCTTGCCAGAATAAAGGCCGTCGCCAATGTTTATCGTGACGGCAGGCCCTTGTTCTTGCTGCGGCGCTGCCTGCGCAGGCCCGCTTGCAATCGCGTCGGTCGGCTTGGAGTACGACCCTCCTTTCACGCCCCCACCGCCGCCGAACTGAGTGCTGGCAATAGAAGCGATCTGGGCCGCTGTCGCAGCCGCCGCCGTAGCGGCGAATGCCGCACCCATCCCCGGGCCGCCTAGCTTTGTGCCCCATTTGTAGGCATCAGATATAGACTCTCCCGCCGCCAGCGTGGCTTGAGCAATCGCCGCCACCTTGCCGATCTGGAAAAGTTCCTTGTTCCCGCTGTTCATCAACGAGATAAGGTTGTTCCACATCTTGCTGCTTTGCGACTCGCGCTCTCGCGCTTCCTCCCGGGAAACCTTAGACCGCGCAGCAGCGCCCCTTTGCTCGATCTCAGCGAGCTTGTTGGCGTGATCTTCAGCCAACTCCAACTCACGCTGACGACGTTCTTCCTCGGTCATCTGCTGCTCTTCGTAGGCCTCGGACAACAGCGCCAGCCGGTCTTGGTAAGCCGTTAATTCAATCTCTGTGAGCGCTTGTTGATGTGCGATGACCGCCTCTTGTTGCGCGGCATAGAAGTCCTGAAATCCAATAAGCCCATCTTCATAGCGCTGCTGATTGCGCGCGAGTTCGGCCTGTAGATCGGCATCCGCGACGGCAGCCATGTTTTCGGAGTGCTTGCCGGCCAGTTGCTCTTGAAGCCCGTAGTACTTGGACTGGTCAACGAGGCCAGCCTGGAAGATCTCGGCCAGCTTAGCTTGTCGCTCTGCGGCCTCCCGAACTTCAATTTCCTTAGCCGAGGCCGTGTACCGCTCAAGATCCTCAAGCGACTTGTTCAACCGGTCCCGCTCTTGTTCCTGCTCCCTTGCTAGCCGCTTGGCGTCACGCTCACCATCGCCCCGCTTGCGAGACGCTTCGAGCCTCTTCTCGGCAACGTCAAGCGCGTCGATCTGAGTTCGTAGCAGGCGCTTTTCCTCCTCATCAAGCTTGGCAAGTTCACCATGCTCCAAGTCGTAACGCAGCGCAGCGGCTTGACCAGACTTACCCATCAAAGCGATCTGGCGCTTGATAGCAGCTTCCTGCTTGATAAAAGCCTCGGAGAAAGCAACGGCAGTAGTAACCGCAGTCGCTCCAGCGGCGGACGCGCGGAAGGCATCATCAAGGCGGTGGAACGCCTCAGCCGTGCGGTCGGCGGCTTGCTCTGCGTCGGCCAGTTTGGCGCGCGCCTCGACGAGCGTCTTGTTTACATTATCCAGCCCCGCTTGATCTACGCCTTGGCCAAGCTTTGACGTGAGGTAGCCGTAATCCTTTTCTAGCGCCCGGACTTCCACAGCAGCTTGCTCCGCTGCCGCGCGCGCCCGCTCCAGCGCTTCCTCGGCCTGCTGGCGGCGCAATTCTAGCTGAGCGCGGTTCAACGACTCCATGGAGTCCGTCAGCGAATCAACGTCCACAGACGCAGACTTTGCCGACCCTGACACCGCGTACATTGCGCCCGCCGCTAACCCCAGAGAAACCACCAGTCCTACCGGCCCGCCCATAATTCCGAGCAGCGAGCGGCCTACTGTTATCTGGGCTGCTTGAGCCGCCGTCAGGCGCTTCTCTGCTGCCTCAAGCCCGATCTTCGCAGCCGTAAGTTTTCGGGTCGATACGTCCGCAGCATTGGTCGCGGTGATCTGCGCCATCGTGGCGCGAGCCTGCGCGAGCTGCGCCTGCGCAAGCTTAAGCTCTTCAGCCGTGGCTACTCTTTTCGCCTGGTAGGACGCTATTGTGGCAACAGTAGAAGCACTGAGGCGCCCGATATAAGTGGCAAGCGCCGCAGCCGCGGCACCGCCCGCAACCTTCGCGATGCCTTCAACATGATCCGCCAGAATATCGAGGGCGTCTACCAAGATCCCTGTCGCGCCGGTTGCCTCGTTCTGAATCCCGATATAGTTCTGGAAGTTATTGGATATCCGCTGCAGCGCATCACGCACGGTGGTAGGCATTTCCTCCACCTTGCGCATGTTCTCATCCAAGCTCCCCAGCAGCGCCTGGTTTAGATCTGACAGGGCCAGCTTGCCCTCGATGCCCAGCTTGCGGATCTCGACGGCCGACCGCCCGGTCGACTCGGCGATAGTCTCGACAACGCTCGGGATTGCGGCGAGAATCGTCTGCCAGGATTCGGCATCCACGCGCCCAGTCTGGATAGCCTTCGAGTACGCGTTGATAGCCGACCGGCCACGCTCGGCGCTTGCGGCGTTCGTCACGAGCAGAGCCGAGAAACTGTCCGTCAGATCAATCGATTGCTCAAGCGAAAACCCCAAACTGCGGATCGCCTGAGAAGTCTGGATGAACAGCTCTTGCGACTCTTGCAGAGAGCGATACGTACTGTTTGCCGATTGAACCAGCCGCGCCTGGACGAGGTTGTATTCCTCTTGGCTGGTCGTCGCCTGCTTGATGCGGCTCGAAACTTGCCCCCAGTTATCGGCTATATCAATGATCTTGACCGCCGAGAAGGCAGCGGCGAAGCGCGCGCCGAGCGAAGCAATACTGCGGGTGGCCATTTGCGCCTGACGATCAAAATCGTTAATGCGCGCAGTGGCCTCACGCAGGCCGCGATTCAGGCCAGTAGTGTCCGCCCCGACCCGGACGAACACACCGCCGATCTGGCTACCCGTTGCGCTTGTTGCCATTCTTCATCATCCGGTTTAGGCGTTCTACATCCTCTTGACTCAGGGATCCGGCGTAATCCGTATCCTTGTCCCTGGGTCGCTTCACTTCGTATATGCGCCACCATTCGGCGGGAGTCATGTCCCACACATCGCGCGGGGACATCCCCCAATGGCACACGGCCATGTCATACAAGACGCCCCAATCAACGTCCTTTACTTCGCCTTCGCTGCTCGCTGCTTGGGGCCGCCTTCCTTTCCCTTTGCTGGGTTCTCCGGGAACGCAGCAATAACAATGGCGTGCGCCATGCTCGTCACCGCTCCCTGGTCGCCGTGGATGAGCTCGACGTAAACATCATCTTCCGTCACCGAAGCCCCCGCAGCTTGCAGAAAGACCGCGATCGCGCTGGCGATGTGCGTGAGCTTAGGCGCGCCCGTACCCAGGCTGTGTGCCAGGGCGGATAGTGAAACCTTCTGCTCGACCCTGTTAAGCAGGGCGAGCGTGGGTTTGATGCGGTACTCGACGCCCTTCCAACCGATCGTGACTTCTTGGAATACGGCAGCCATTACGCGGAAGCCTCCGGCGTGAACACCCAGGCGCCGGAAGATTGGACCGTCGCCGAGAAGGTCACAGCGTCCTGATACTCGGCGCCGATCTCGAAGTTGCCCAGGAAGAAGTCACCAGTGATAGTGCCCAAGCCCGGGATGACAAGCGCGTACTGTTCGAGGAAATTGTTGGATGCGGGGTCAAGGGCAATAGACGCCCAGTCATCCTGCCGGACAATCCCCTCGACCGACATATCGATAGAGCGAGTGGCGGGCGTATTCAGCAGCGTGCGGAACGCGCCATCGCAGTCCTGCGTAATGTCGATGGGTTCGCCAGCGATGGTAATGGTTTTGGTACGCGCGCAGATTCGAGGGCCAGAATCATCGGTCCCCACGTAAAAGGCGACGTCGCGACCAGCAATAGCATTCAAGTCAGCCATGGTGCAAAACTCCGTTAAGAGTAGGTGGTAAGGAGACGGAACCGGATAACGCCGTGGCGAGTGATGCCGTCGGGGTCAAGAAAGGTTTCTTGAAATGTCGCCTGCAAATCTACGCAATACGTGTCGTCTATCGGCAGGTTGTATCGGTGCAGGGATTCATAAACCGCCTGCAAAATCTGTTTCGTTCGCTTGCGCCCCTGCGGGCCGCCAGTCTGAGAAGGTCGGTCCCACACGTGGACTACGACCTCCGTATCCGCGCCGATCGAACAATCCTGGCTCCACTCCACGGCGGGGGCTTCGCCAATCACGATGTAGGGGAACACAGCCCCCTGCGGAACATCGTCATAGACACGCCCTTCCACCATCTGCGAAACCCCCGCGTCGGTAGTTAGCCGCTGATAGATGGCGACTTGAACTTCCCACTGGTTCATTGGCCTGACCTCTTTCGGGCGATCTCGACAATCCCACGCAGCTTCTTGAAGAACTCAAACCGATTCCGCTGCAGAGCCGGCCCCAAGAAGGGCCGCGCCGGCATCTGCTGAATTCCGAATTCAAGCCAAGCTGCCTTGAAATCATTCGTGTACACGTCCGCCACCGTTCCCCGATAATCCACACCCAGGCTATTCACCAACTCGCCACTATCTACATTCGGCGCTTCGCCTGGCTGAGAAACCGGCCGGCCACCTTTTATCTGGCCGTTCGACGTATTCCGCATGGATCGCTGCGCACTATCCAGTACCGCATCGGCCGTCTCGCTAACCACATCGGCGATCTCGGCGTTCATTGACTGCTCAAAGCTCCGGATCTGTTTAAGCGTGGCCTGTATCCCAATCGTGCCGGCGCGTCGCGTTGCCATCAGGTAGCCGCCCCTTCCTCGACTTGCAGCTCCATCTTGTCGTTCATCTCGTTGACGTTGACGACCGCTCGGATCTGGTACGCCTTCCCCTTGTACAGAACCCGATGCTTAGGGGTGATATCGTCCCGATACCGGACTTCCAGCCGGTGGACCACTCCCGATTGCAACTGCATGGCCTGCAGACGCTCGTACATGCTCTGGTGCTTCCAGTGCGCCCAAATAGAGAAAACTGTCTGCCAGGTCTTGACGAATCCGCCGCCGCCGTCAGGCGTCGTAACCTCCTCCTGGATTGCAATCCGGGAGTTCATGGGTCCCGCGCGCATCACACACCCATCTTTACGCGGTGCGGCATCAACAGGTATTCTGCGCCAACGGGCATCTTGGCGAACGACACGCCGGCCGCCACGTCCTCACGGTTGGCGTACAGATGCCCCACGGTCAGCAGAATGGCCGCACGGATCAGGTCGTTGACCACCATCGGATCGTCGCCAGCCGTACCTGCATTCACTGCGGCATCGAGTTCGGCCTGATCGGTGTACACATTCCGACCGAGGAAAGATTGCGCCGACTGCTCCGCGGCGTTGATCCAGAGCGCAATGAGGCTGTCTTCCTCAGTCTCATCCACCCGCAGATGCAACCGCGCCTGCTCCAATGTCACCAGCGCCATTACCGCCTCCGGAAGGCGTAAGAGCCAATGCCCTCCCGCCCAATCTCTGTTTCAACCGTATTGCTTTCGACGCACTCGAACCCCTGGGCGGCCATCCATCGGATGATGCCGTCATGGGTCCAGTACCAAATGTGTTCGTTCTTGCGGAAGTGCTTGCTCCGCAGGCAGTGATCCGCACCATCAAATATCGGGAGGGATACAAACACCCATTCCCGCGCCTGCCGTACTGCCGCGCCCGGGTCCTGGATGTGTTCCAGGCTGTCCCAAAAGGACAGTGCAGCACATGTCCCGGCATACAGATCCTGGTACCAGCCTCGATCACGCAGCCACGCCACCCCGGCGGGGTTCACGTCGTACCCGAAGGTTTGGGGCCGCGCCTCCACAAACTGCCCACAACCGATTCCGACATCGAGCAAGAAGCCCGTGTAGTGCCTGGCCACCAGATCCATCCGAGCCTGAGTCAGCGCGCGCCCTATCCCGGTGTCAGCGTTCTCCCGGTACTTAGCGAAGTACTCCGCGTCGTAGGGCATGTCCTCCGGCTTCACCGGGTAGTAGCCCATCCCGTACTCGGGTAGCCAAACCAGCCCGATGCTTGCCTGTTCCGAAAAGGCCTTGTCCATCCAGCCAGGCGCGGAAACCTTCGTCAAATCCATGAATTTCCTTGTTGCAGCGGTGGAGCATGTTGGTGCACATGCACATCTTCATTGGCTCCGCCCAGCCCACCTTCGATAGATCCATCCACGGAGCCGTCAGCTTGGATCGATGGTTGTGCCCACCTTGCCCACCGTGGATCACATAGAGAGGCGTTCCCGCCGCGATACATGCAGGTACGATCCATCCAACTCCCCCAACAACCACGTCTGCCGCCTGAATGGCGCCCAGCAGCTGAGTCACATCCCACTGCCCTCGGTGCAGCGCCAGATCCGCCTTTGGCTCCGGCCCTACCAGCCATTCCTTCCCCGGCTCTAGGTCAGCCACAGACACGATGTAGTACCCGCGCCGCCTCAACTCAGCTATGGCCGCATGCACATACTTCGGATCTGGACTCCGCGCCGTGTTATGCCACTCGGCCCGCTCGGTCACCGGCCTAACGATTGCCGTCGGCTTTCCCGGCCGCAACGGTGACCCGAATCGCGGCAGATCGAAAGCCCCCGGCTTCACCCCAGACTGCCGTCGCATCGCGTCTAAGATCGATCCAATCGCCAGTTCGCGCGGCCCATATGCAACCCGAACTCTCCTGGCCCCTGCGGGAGGGTTCACCCAGCGGGCCCGCGAGCGCTCAGCGTTCTTGGCTTGCGTCCTTAGCTTCGTGTTCGGCTTAACCAGATGAAGGTCGAGATCCGAGTACAGTTCCGGCCAGGGAGTGACCACATAGGCACCGGGCATATTCTTCAGAAATGCCCGTTGGTAGATCGAATCCCCCAATCCCTGCATTCCGTCGACGACGACATCGCCTTTCGACGAGCTAGGGCGAACCCCGCCACGCCGCGCAGCCAGCGCCTCCTTCAATGGGATACGTTCAAAGCAAGTCAGAGCGGTGTCCCGCGTGCAATTCACGATCGCCACATCTCTAAGACGCGAGGCGAGTTGCGTAAACTGCGCGGGCCAGTCTTTCACCCCCCCGGCATTTCCGAGCCCTTTGGGGTGGTCTTCATGCCAGTGCGCCCGACCACCTGTCAGTTGGCAGTCGTACCCGAGAAGAATGATCTTCCTGGCGCCCCAATGCGCGGCTAGCGATATCGCCCCAACCCCGGAGTTCTTCCCCCGGTTAAATATCTCTCGCCGAACGCCTGGGTAGCGCAGCGGCGCCCACCTCTCTCCAGTAAACGTCTTTTCGGCCTCTTCGCCGTACTGATCCCACCATACCTTGTCCATGGCGTACAAGACGTCCGCCCATGGCACCATCCGGAACGTGGTGTTCGTTACGATTACTCCGCGGCCTTTTTCCGCCTTCCGCCACGCTTTGACGGCTGCGCAATCGTCTGCGGTAAGACTTGGGCCGCTGGCGATGCAGACAACGGTGTGCCAGCGGCCTGCAGAGGGACATCGCCTTCCGTAAGCATGGCGAGCCCGCGCCGCACAAGCTCTTTTGCCTGAATCTCGCTGACTTCGAACTCGTCTCCTGGACGCCTTACTCCGCCATGCATGAACGACGATCGAGCAGTGACCATCACCATTGAGGTTCTCCGATAAAGGCGGGGCCGAAGCCCCGCCCACGCCTTAGGCCGAAACCGGCAAACCGTCGAAGTCGCCCTTGACGAACGACTCAGGACGGTACACCGACAAGCCCACGCGCTCTTCGCACAGGATGGTGACCATGTTCTTGACGAAGTTGTCACGGTCTTCGGTCGAAACCGTCACCGAAACGTCTTCGCGGTCCCAGCCCTGCGCGCCCTGCTGGAAGGCGCCGACCAGGAAGTCGCCGGCATCCATCGCCTTAGTCGGAACGACGGGGCGGCCCCACAGCCCAGGGGTGGCCAGGCCGGTCGGGGTGGCAAACAGATAGGCGTTGTCCGTGGTCTTGGTCAGCTCGATAGCAGCCCAATCGATCGGGCTGAGCACGATGCCGTCGGCGTCGAACTCGGCCAGAGTCACCTGCAGCAGAGCCAGGCGGAGGCGGTCAATCGCGGTTTCGGCTTGAACCGTCACGCCCGGGTTGACGTAAGTCGTCGCCTGCGTATAGATGCCGTTCAGGTTCAGGCCAACGCCCGAGCCCTTCAGAAGCTGCGCTTCCTCCTTCAGCTTCAGGCCATAGCGCAGGCGCCCGTCGATATAGCTGGACAGCATGGCAGCATCCGACAGGACTTGACGCGAGGCGCGCACCCAGTGGGCGATCGTGGCAACCGGATCGGTGTCCAGTTCAAACGTCAGGTCCGATTCCGGCTTCGGGTTGGCCGGGTTTTCCGAAACGACGTCGGCGTTGTTGGTGAAACCGGACTCCCGGACGTACTCAATGCTGTTGGAAGTCGTGCGACCCCACGACAGCAAGTCACGGATGAACAGACGCTGCTGAACCGGTTGGATCAGGCCAACTCGGGTAGGCTGAATCAGTTCACCTGCCGAGGTGTCCAGGCTGGTGACCGCCGCCTTCACCGGGACAGAGAAGCTGCCCTTAGCGCCACCGGCAGCCTTGGCCGCGAACGCATCGAAGCCGTCAGCTGCGATGAACTCTTCGCCCATCGACTTGGGCCGACCGGCTCCGCCGCCGCCCTCCATCTTGACGATCAGCTGCTCCGCAGCTTGCAGGCGAGCTTGCAGTTCGCCTTGCTGCACCAGCAGTTTGTCGACAGAGGCCTTGGTTTCTTCGGACATCTGAGCGTGAGCCTTGATCTCCTTCTGAGCAGTTTCGGCGTTGGCCTTCAGTTGGTCGTTGACCTGCTTCAAGCTGGCGGTGATAGTTTCGATGTCTTTTTCGAGACTCATGGTCTTTCCTTACATGGATTTGATGAGGGATGCCGCGACTGCGGCTGCTTCAGAAGCGGCTGAATCACTCAGGCCGCGTTCGGTGGCATCGCGCCCACCGCCGCCAGCCGAATCTCTCAGGCTGGACTTGAGTTCGTGGATGAGGCGCATTGCTTCGCTCCGGGGCATGCCCGAGGAACGCAACGCCGCCTCCATGCGTCGCACTGCTGCGGCGCTAGTTTTTTCTTCGCTCTGTGCGATCTCGTCCGACGGGAGCAGGGAATCGGCAAAGCCTTTCTCTACGGCCTCTGCGCCGCCTATCCAGGTTTCCGCGTCCATCAAGGACTGGATGACCTCGATCTCGTCGCCTGTGCGCGCCGCGTATATGTCGGCCATGGCTCGGTCAAACGGCTCCATCGTGTCGGCCACATCGCGGAAATCGTGCCGATTGCCCACCGCCATCACCCAGCAGTTGTGGATCATCAGAAAGCCAGCCCGCGCGATCTCAATTCGATCCCCAGCCATGGCGATGATGGATGCCGCCGATGCCGCAACGCCAAGCACCCGGACCGTCACTTCCCCCTTGTGCTCGCGCAGAAGGTTGTAGATGGCCAGGCCTTCGAACATGTCCCCGCCAGGCGAGTTCACGTTGACAGTGACATCCTTGCCGTCCATAGACCGCAACGCCGCCGCGATCCGCTTGGCCGTCACACCCTCGCCGGTCCAGTAATCCTGGCCGATAACGTCAAACACACTGATCGTGTTGTCGTCGCTTGCTGCGGCCTTGATCCCTGGGTTCCAGCGGTCCAGCGCCTTGGGCACCAGGTCATATCGGACGCCCGAGCAAGGGCGCCCCTCCGGCGCAGCCGGAAGGTGGTTTCGGGGCATGAATTACTCCTGCGTGACAGGTTGGGCGGCGCCCAGTTGATCTATCGGAACAAGGGCGGTCTGCACCGTGAGCACGTCCGCGTTACCACCCATCGGGGGCAGGTTCTCAAGACGGCGCACTTCGTCTCGCGTCATAATTCCGTTGTTCACCATCGTTGATTCGTATTGAGCGCGTGCAGCGCTATCCGCGCGCAGTAGGCCCTCGACGCTGAACTCTGCGTAGTAGCGGGGCTGGTCGACTGCACTGAGCAGATCCTTGTTGATGGCCTGCTCGATCCGAGTCAGCCAAGGGCGCAGCGTGAACGTCAGAAAGCCGATCATCTGCTGCTCAATGCCCGTTCCCCAACTGGTCGAGTTGCTCGTGTGCCCGACCATGTGAGGAGGCACCCTGAACCAACGACAGAGCTCCTCCACTCCAAACTGCCTGGACTCGATTAGCTGGGCATCCTTCGGGTTGATGCCAATCGTCTTGGCGTCGATTCCGCCTTCAAGGACCGGCGACTTCCCCGCATTGATCGCCCCGCTGATGAGCTCGATCGATTTCCGGAAGTCGTCCCGTTGCTCAGGCTTCAGTACCCGGTCGACGGTAAATGCGACGGTCGGCGCCAGGCCCTTCTCAAACGTGCTGTTAGCCGCTGAAGATGCCGCAAGCGCAGAGCCGAACACGCTCGACCCGTATTCGATGACGCTTACACCCCAGTCACCATCCAGAGTGAAGCCTGGGATTCGAAAGATTCGGCTCTCGGGGATCTCCCTCTGTTCGCCGTCGCGCTCCGTGTAGCGAAACCGCCTATTCCCCTTGATGTCACGAGAAACTGTCAGCCGGCCTGGCACTAGAAACTCCAGAGCCACCAGCCGATTGCCGATGTACTTCTTCTCCGCGAAGCCATTCCCGCGCAGCAGCATTGAGGCGATCACCGCCTCCCAAAACACAGCTGCGGTCGAATCCGAGTTTGGCCGGGAATGGATGATCGTATAGATTGGGTGCCCGTCGGCACTCACGCGACCATCCCCCGACCGCATGTACAAGCCGAGCGGCAGCGTCGATATCGTCTCCGATATCAGGCGAGTACATGCCCATACCGTAGATAGCTGCAGGGCAGTCTTCTCGTTGACCTGCTGCCCAGCGGCAGTAACCCCAAATTGCGACCAAAAGTCGGCGTCAGTCAGACCGATGGGTACCCCAAGCCAGTCCAACAGCGCGGCCCTGATTCGACCGGGCTTTGTCTTGGTTTTCATACGATGATGGGATCCCTGAGAAAGTCGGTGAAGTCGTCTTCGGCCTCTACCTCGTTTGGCATCGCGCCCACCGCCATGGCGAGCGCCACCATGCCGTCGATGCGGCCTGACACCTTCGATTTCGTGAATTTCCTGTTGCCGGCTGGGTCCGACACCGCAACCGCATTGGCTGCGCACATCGTCAACACCGGGTGATTACCGTGGCGCAGCTTCTTCGCCAGCAGCTTGCTTTCCAGTTCGCGCAGGGCTGGGCTCATCGATACGAAGCCCTGCCCGAACTCCACGAACCGCTCTAGTTCTTCTTCGTCGAACCCCACGCGCTCAAGCCATGGCCGCAGGAACCGCATGTTGTATCGGTCAAATGCCAGTGCTCGGACGTCGTAGGTATCGAACGCCTCGCGCAGGTAATGCGCGATGAATTCGTACTCGATTGCCCGTCCCGGTGTCGTCAGAAGCAGGCCGTCCTGCGCCCACACGTCATACGGCACCCGGTCGTTACGGGACTTCTCTTCCAGCCCTTCCCCGGGCAGCCAGAAGGTCGGGTAGACATCCCCTGCCTCCGACACCAGAACCAGCGCCGTCAGGTCAGACACGCTCGACAGGTCCAGCCCGCCGTATACCGGTTGACCGCGGGCAGGCTCGGGTTCCGCCCCGTTTTCCAGCCAGATCGCCCTGGCGATGAACGGGTTGCTTGCCTCTACCCGCTGGTTCAGTATCAGGTTCCGGTACGAAGCCTCCCGGCTCGGTAGGCGCTTGGCGTCGGCTGCCTGGCGCCTGACCTCCTCCTTATTCATGAAGTCGTCGTAGTGCGGGTTAGCCGCCCGGATCGCTTCTTCCGAGAACGGATCCAGATCGAGCGGCGCCGAGTGCAGCACCACCTTCTGCCTCGGGTCAGCGCCGGTCAATGCATCGTCGATCAGCAGGCTCAGCAGGTCCGCATCTGTCGGCGCCTGCGTGCTGATCACGATCGACAACGGCGACTCCTGAGCCGCACTTGCTGTTTCCAGCGCCTCGTACAGTTCGAACCTGGGCCCGCGTACCTGGCCCAGCTCATCGTGGATCGTCAGTACCGGGCTCAGGCCGTAGGCGGTACTTGCCTCCGCCGACAGCGCCCTGTACAGGGTTCCCATTTCAGGACAGAACAGCTGCTTGGCCGTGTCTCTGATCACCACGTACTGCGACAAATCCGGCGACATCCGCACGATCTTCGCCGCCAGAGCGAACAGAATTGCCGCTTGCTCCCGCGACTGCGCTGCGCTGTAAAGCTGGCTGTTCGGCTTCGCCTCCGGCCCGCACAGGTGGAGCAATAGCAGGAAGGCCGACAGCGCCGTCTTCGCGTTCTTCCGAGCCATGCTCAAGATGAACAGCCGCGTTGGCGTGTCGTATATCTGCTTGATCCACTTCCGCTGATGCTTCGTCAGCTTGACCGGCTTGCCTACCAGCTTTCCTTCCGGGATGCGGCAGTACTGCTCGATCCACTGGATGTTGCGGTCGCCACGCGTCAAACGTCGATCGGCGCTTCCCACGGCTTCCTTGCCCGCGCCTGACGAGCGTTCGCCCGTCCCGCGGTAATCGGGTGATCCACCGCCTGCCGGGTGATGCGCAGCCTGGTAGCCAGCGACGACGCCGCTCGCCCTTCCCGCTCTTGCATCGCCAGCAGCCGGTCATACCGCTTCAGGCCTTCGTCATCCGCCAGCCAGGCGCGGTCAAAGTTCATGATCTCTTCGGCCAGGATCCGGGACTGCACGATATGACGGCAGTACTGCTCCAGAAGTGGGCCATGTGTCGGAGTGAAGGCTGAGGCCGGCTGATCGTTGACCACCTCCAGCCACACCCCGCGCTCCGCATCCGTCAAATGCACTGGCGCCGGCAGACGGCCGGAGCTGGCAACAGGCGCAACTTGGGCCACGACAGTCATTTCCGCTGTCGACTTACGGCCCCGAGTGCCCATCCCTGCCTACCTGTTGTTAACTTTTCGCGTTCCCGATTTCGGCTTTTTTCTTCACGTTTATGAAAAGAAAGCCCCCCGCGCGGTTTCCGGCCCCCCATCGGTCAACTTTTGACCACCCCTCCCGGGTCTGTTGGTTTCACGCAACACGCCGTTGGTTTCACGCAACACTCGGGCATCCCTGCCCTCTGCCCCGGCCTCAGGCCATCCATCCCGGCCCACCCGGGGCCTGTGGCGCCTGCCCAGATCCTCTGCCGTCTTGGCCTCATGGCATTCGTGGCACAGGACCTGCAGGTTCTCGTCCTCGTTGCCGCCGCCCTTGTGGACTGGGGCAATGTGATCCAATTCGAATCCGCTTGGGTAATCAGTCAGAGTCCTGCACCTGGCGCAGCGTGGGTCGTGTGCCCATATCCTCAGCCTGGTCTGCTGGAGCTTCCTGCCCCTTAGCCGATCCTCGCTTGGTTCGCTCACGCCTTTCTCTTTCCTTGCGCTGGAGCTTGCGCCATTGGGCTACTAGCCACTCCCTGCGCTTCTGGCATCCAGTGCATTGAATGGTCAGTCTCCAATCGGCGAATCTTCCGACGCCCGCTTCACCACTTCCAAGCGCAACCCTTTCTGAAGCACGACTACCTTTCGGCCATCGGACTTCACTAGATCATCCCAATTGCGCCGAATGGCAGCCAACTGTTCGGGCGTCAATACCACATCAGACGAAAGAACCGCCCAGTCATTGCGCCCTAGGTAAAACTCCGCTATGCGTTCGCCATCGATCTCGTTGGTTGTCATCGAAGTTCCTGTTGGTGCCCTGCCGCAATTAGGATGCGGGCCACATTCCTGGAGATAGGGACTAAGCCCACCGATTGCGGCTGCGGCCTTATACCTACGCCGCCTCTCGCAGCATTTCCGGGCTGACCGTGTGGCGGCAAACCTCGCCGTACTCACTGTGCAGCACGATGCACTTCATGTTCTGCGCCGAGCGGTATCCGCCCCAGGCCGCATATGCATCCCTGGCTGCCAGCGTATTGAATGACTCCACCGTCACGCCTGCGTACTCCTTGACGCTCTGGTGATGCACATGGCCCAGATACCAGTAACGGTGCTTGGTGCGGCCCCAGGCCTCGGCCCTGTCCGCTGCCATCACCCCTGGTAGATCATTGGGTTTGCAGGTATGGCCATGGTGGCACCCCACCAGCACCTTCCCATGCTCGAAATACATAAACGGGGCCGGGCTGGTGTCGATCTCAACCCTGGGCTCGCCCTCGTACATATGGCTCAGCGCGGCGCTCAGCCATATGGCGCCCGTATCGTCATGGTTACCAATCACATTGATAACCATGACCTGTTTGTGCTTGCGCAGTGCGGACTCGATGCACTGCCGCATTACCTTCACGCCGACCGACACCATCTTCCCGTATCGGCCGTCAACGTCTAGGTGGTGCCGGTTCCGGCTGGTCACACCTTCCATGTTGTCGGCGTGGAACCAGTCGCCCAGATTGATCACCACGGCCTGCTCAGCGGGTGGCGCCAGGTCCACCAGGGCTGCCATCGCCCCGCACTGCACGCGCTCAGCTATGCCAAGGTCCCAATCCTGCCCGGTTTCTGGGGCCCAGCTACGCATACCGATGTGAGCGTCCCCAATGGGGTAAACCGCCATTAGCGCGGGCAAGTGCCCGGCGCCAGCCTTGACCGGCTTCACCTTGGGAAGGTCGGCCTTCATGGCTTCGAGCGACTCCTGCAGGGCCTCCCTCAGCTTCTGCTGGTCCGCCGAAGCCTTCACCCATTGCATTACCGCCTCGCCCGTCCGCAAATCGGTCAGGGTCGACGTGGCTCGAACAACCATGCCCTCGTCCGCTTTGGCCAGGGAAAAATGCTCTCTTGCTTGCGCCATCCGACGACGAAACGTCGTGTCGGGGATGCCTAACGCGGCGGAAGCCTTGCGGATGGACCCGTACTGCCTGACTGCCTTTTCGTAGTCAATCATTCAGCTTGGGGCTCCATTCGCCGCACCACTCGTCCGGCTTGATCGCTGGGAACACAAATACAACATCGCCCTCGTCCATGATGGCGACAGGCGGGTATCTGCGGCACTCGTCCCATGTAGCCGTCTCATTGAAATTCCGGCAGTCCTTGCACGACCTTTCGATGGGTGGCTTGGACTGTTTCATGGGAGGGGAATGCAAAAAGCCCGCGAACCTTTCGGCTAGCGGGCTGATTTTGGACGCAACTTGGCGCACTTCAATTTTGCGCCTCCTCGCCGTCGCGGTCAATACGACGCCGTAATGACGTCGCGCTTTCGCAACATTGGAAGCAAAGTAGCTTTTGCTGCCTGGTAGGCAACGTGATGCTGCTCGGCAGTCATGCGCGGGTTGCGGAACACGGCATTGCCGACGTACTTGTTCCGAGCGTGGACGTCTACCGCAATGCGCTGCTCGTATGGCAACGTACTGAGGCAGACGTCCACTTGATCAGCGATGTACTGGTTGATGCGTTCATCCGCAGCGTCTGCTGCGTCCTGCTCGTCGAAATACACATCCGAGGATGTGCAGTGCTTAAACCCGGGAGATACTGGGCTATGCCCCAAGTTCTCCTTCTCCGCCTTGGAGATCCTGTACCAGATCAGCAGAACATCCTCAAACTGCGCGCTTTCGTCCTTCGTCACTGGGGCCTCACTGAAAAGGTCATTGATTGTCATGGCCGGGGCCTGCTGCCTCCGGGCTTGGTTGTTCCGCCACGCCTCTTGCTGCTCGCAGACGATGGCGGGGTCTTGGTACATGAACCAGGGCAACGCGCGGGTCACGGCGAAGGCCTCATGTCGCCGAGCCCACACATGGACATCATCGGCGGCTGGCAGGCTCTGGCGCGCTCAGCTGCCATCTGCGGCCACCCGCGCAGCTTGTATTCCGGCTGATCTATGGCCCTGATGTCCCGGCTCGGAACCGCGTCTACCGCGCGCCCCTCCACCGCCGCCTGCAGCATGTCCATCGGGTCATCGGTGTATTCGACTCCCAGATGCTGGTTGACCAGCTTGGCCAGGCGAGACGCGCTCGCGCCGAACTTCGCCACCCTTATGCCCTCGCGGCGAAGCAGCTCGATTACCGCCTGGCGCGTCGCCCGATCGGCCAATTCCTTCTGTCTTTTGGTCAGCATTTCCGTTCTCCTATCCAAGTTCCACCACTACAAAGCCCTTCTTTTCCTGATCCAGCGCGTCATCGAGGATCAGAGGGCGAAATCGGCTGTCGTCTACTTCCAGGTACATCGCGATCCCATCCAGCGCGTGTTTCATCGCCGCCAGAAGGTTGTCGAGGTCGCGCTTGCGTTTGTTGGCCGCCACGAAGGTGATGCGGGTTGGGATGCGGTCGCCAAAATTGACCGTGTTGTCTCCTAGCGCGGCACGCGTGGCATACAGGGCGCGCGACCGGGCCTGGACCTTCTCGTGCACGGTCGAGCCCCAATGCCGCCCGTTCTTGCGGTTGGGCATGAGCTTGGGATCGGGCCATTCGAGGACGATCTGGAGGCGGTCGAGGATCATCTTTAGTCCCTCAACATGCTGTATTTCTTCTTCGGAGCCGCCTCGACCGCGTTGCGGGCAAGCGCCACTTCTCGCGGGTCGGCATCCAGGAATCGCGAGTGCTGGCCTTGAAACACCAGTGTCACCTCTCCCAGCGGGCCCATGCGCTGCTTGCGTGCCAGGATCTCCGCAAAGCCCTTCATGGGACTGTCCGGGTTGTAGTACTCATCCCGGTAGGCCATCAGAATCACGTCGGCGTCCTGCTCAATGGCGCCAGACTCGCGCAAGTCGCTCATGATCGGGCGCTTGTCGGTCCTTTCTTCGACTTTGCGCGACAACTGAGAGAGCAAGACGATTGGGCAGTCGATCTCGCGAGCGATGAGCTTGAGGGCACGGGTTATCCCACCCAATTCCTCGTTTCGGTTGTTCCCGTCGCCCCGCATGAGCTGCAGGTAGTCGATTACGATCAGGTCCAGACGCCCGGCACGCTGCTTTACCTTGCGGGCGGCCAAGCGAAGGCGGGACACGCTCGCCAGGGCTGGATCGTCGGCAATGATCAGTTGCTGGTTCTGGAGACGGCCCAAGGCCCCCGTCAAGGCCGTGTAATCGGATTGGCTCAGCTGGCCATTGCGCATGCGGCGCGAGTCGATCTCCCCGAACCTCGATATGCTGCGCTCCGCCAATTGCTGCGCGGACATTTCCAGGCTGACCACCAGGGCCACCCCACCGGCCATGCTCACGTTCTCGGCGATGTTGATCGCGAGGGTAGTTTTCCCCATCGACGGACGCCCAGCGATGATGATCAAGTCGCCGTTCTGCAGGCCACTCGTCAGGGCGTCCAGGTCTGCAAAGCCCGTGGCAAGGCCCGCGACGGCACCTCCGCGGTCAACCCGAGCCTCGAGCGCTTCAAGTACGCCACTCAACAGCTCCCCGATCGGTTTCGGGTCAATGCCGGTTTCCCGGGTATCCGCCAGCGCCATAGCCTTGCCGGTCACACTGTCGACCAACTCGGACGGATCCATCCCCTCAGAGGCCAACGCAGAAATTTCCTGCCCCAGCGCGAGCACATCGCGGCGGATGCGATGAGCTCGCACGATTTCAGCGTAGCGGCGCACGTTGACGCTGCTGGGTACGCTCTGAGCAACGGCGTTCAGGTAGGCTATACCGCCGGCTTCCTCGGCCTGGCCCGCTGCCTGCAACGCGTCGAGCACAGTCAGAACGTCGGCGGGCCGGCCCTTGTCCACCAAACCAGACGCAGCAGCGAAGATCAGCCTGTGGTCATGGCGGTAGAAATCCTCCGCGGACAACATGCCGTCCAGGCGATCCCAGGCCCGAGCATCGAGCATCAGCGCGCCAAGCACAGACTGCTCAGCATCCACCGAGTGCGGGGGAATGTGGGGGTTCATGCTGCCTCCCGGTGCTGGTGGATGGCTTGGGCCTGGATGCCCACGGTTGTCAGCGAGTAGGCGCCCTCTGCCGAGGCGTACCAGAGCCGGTAGTAGCCCTTTTCGACGTAGTTCAGGAAGTGCCGGCGCCAGTCGGCTTGCAACCGCGCCTCGTTCCTGCCCCCAGCCGAATGCTCGGCCTTGAACACGTTCCAGGCCAACTGCACGAACTCCATCGGCAGGCCAGTACCTTCCACGTACTCCAGCAAGGGCCGATAATCGCTGATCGCCTTCTCGCCGGTAGCACGGCAGTTTTCAAGGAAGGTCTTCAGGGCGATGCGGCTCTTGCGTTCCCGCTTAGGTTTGTCAGCCGAAGGCTGGACGGGCTCATCACCCCCCGCCGGGGGGTTAGGGGGGTTTAATTCCTTTCCTATTCCCTTCCCTTCCTTTCCATCAGTGAGGACTCCATGAGCACTCACTGAGTCCTCAGTGAAGGCAGGCTCGGGGATGGCCGATTTTGATGGCCGATTGATGATCTGATGCTTCTTAAACCCCTTTATATTCAGGAACTTATCTCCGTTCACTGAATACTCAATGACCACTCCATGAGCAATCAACTCGTCGAGCAAGGGCTGGCAATCGATGTTGTCAGCCGGGAAGATCTGCATCTTCAGCTTCTTAGCTGATGCGGCAAGGTTGCCGTTGTCATCTGCAAAGTTCAGCATCCCGATGAACATAAGCCGAGCACTCAGTGAGCACTCAGTGAGTTTCTCGTCCGTCCAGAAATCCGGCTTGATGGTTCTGATGCGCGCCATTACCGGCCCCCTGCCAACATGCGCTTGAGTGCTTCTGCCCAGGCGTGGACGTGCGGCGCCATGGACTTACGGCGCTTCAACGTAGCCAGCTTCCTGGCTTCGGTCATCGCGTCGGCATATGCTTGTTTCTGAGCTTGGGTCATACGACCTCCTTCAGCCCTGCGGCTTGCATAGCGCCCTCAGGCACGTCGAATTCATGGGCAAGCAGCCATTCGATGCAGGCAACCAGCAATGTGCGCTGGCGGCCGTATTCGGCTTCGAATCGGGCTTTGTAGGGATGAACGGCGATCATCCACTTGCCGCCCGTGCCATCTTGGTGGTGGCCGGCGCAGAGCGGCAGGACGAGCCAATGTGCTTCCGGCTTGGTGCGGCCGTCGATGTGGTGGATCGAAGTCCAGGTGTTGTAGAGCCCCTCTTTGCGGCAAGCGATGCAGCCCACGTGCTGACAGAGCATGTCGTGGAAACGCTTCTGTTCGCGGGAGACGGTGCGGCCCTTAATCATTGCTTCACCCACCCCGGCACATCGACCGGATCAGAGAAGACGACGCCGTTTTCGGCGCCCCAGGCATAGATTGATTCGATCAGGCTGGCCATGTCGCGCACGCCCATGGAGCGAGTCTGTGCGCCCAGGGTGACGACGCCCTGCCCATCCAGGGAGGGAACGACTCGGGCTGCGGGGCCGCCTTCCTGGCGCGCCCAGGCATCCACCAGCAGGCGTTTCCAGTCGTCGATGCTCAGTTGCTGGCCCATCCACTTCTGCTGACGGGATATGTCGCCCAGCATCGCGTGGAGCTTGGCGTTCTGTTCCACGTTGCGCGTCGGTTCCTTTGGGGGCTGGAAGACGTAGCCATCCGGGGCGTCGATCACGGCCTGAATCGCCATGCGCCGGGTATGGGGGGTCAGACGGAGCTGCTTCATTCCGACATCCCCTGCATGCGCTGCGACACCCCCTCAGCTGCCGTCTGCAGGACACGCTTGGCCTGGTTGATCGCTTCAATTTCCTGGGGGTCAACTTTCCCGTCAGCGAGAGCCGCGTGGATAGTCTGCATGAACTGGCCTTGGGCGACGCTGGTTTCGACCACGGCCTCCAGCACCGACATATCGCTATCGGAGCGATCGCCCTCGGGCGCCTTGATAAGTAGAAGCCCGCGCGAGTGCGCCCAGGCGCGCAGCATCCGCTCGTCGTCGGTCATGGCTACCAACCGCTGAGCCTCGGCAAACGACAGGTGGTGCGTGTCATTGTTCGGGTTGACCTTGTTGCGCAGCACCGCCGGCGAGATGCCGACGCGCGGCCCAAGGGACTCGCTGCCGCCCGGGTAGTCGTGAACCGTGTGGTATGCCGCATCCGTTGTGTTCATGTCTCGTATCTCCGAACGTATTAATTTCTGTGGTGGTGGTGCAAACTGCTAGCCATGGAAAACAACCAAGAACCAAAACCTAGAAAGCGAATCCGCCTCGCTGTTCGTATCGGCCCCTCCTATTCGCCCAATCCAGGTCCCGATCAAGATGTGGTCGAGGAGCTACAGGTGGATGTGCCGGACGAACCTACTCAGGGTGGCAATGCGCGCTCTCCTATTTCTCTGGAGCCAATTCGGGCCAAATCCTCTGCCAGTCGTCTGGGCACAGATCCCGACGCGTGACAGCACCGTTGGTCGCGCGCTCAATGTCGGCGCAACGCTCAATTGGCACAGGCCGTCGACCAGAGGCCCATTCGCTCATGTTCGAAATCGGTGCGCCGATGGCCCGAGCCAACGCCGACAGGCGACCGCGTTCTTGGGTGAGGTATTCGGACAGTTGCATGCCTTCACTTTAGCGAAACGCGAAACGTACGTCAATAGCGTTTCGCGCATATCGATCTTTCGCGTTTTGCTATCAAATTCAGCGCATGAGAGATATTGACGAGATAAGGCGGGCCAACCTGCGCCGCCTCGAAGCCGAGTTCATGGGGCCTGCCGCCACCGCGAAGGCGCTTGGCATGTCCCCTGCCCAATTCACCAACCTCCGTGATGGGGCGAAAGACTCAAAGACCGGCAAGCCCAGGGGCATGCGCAAGGAAACCGCATGGCGAATCGAGGACTCTGCCGGGAAGCCCCGCGGCTGGTTAGACACTGTTCACTCTGACGAGGAACTCGCTAATTCCACCGGGATAACCCTACTTCCCACGTCTGCAACCCGATCCGTTACCATCAGTCAATATGACACGGGGGGCAGGATGGGCGCGGCTGGAGTGGAGCTGAAGGATCAGCCGGGAGTGATCGAGAGCTGGAGGGTTAGCCGGGAATGGCTGGAGAAGAACGTGCGCGGCTACGCTCAGGTAAACAGCCTGTGCATAGTGACCGGGTTCGGCGACTCCATGCGCCCAATGTTTAACCCCGGCGACCCGCTGATCATCGACTCTAGCGTACGGTCGGTCGAGTTCGACGCCGTGTACTTTTTCCGGGTCGGCAGCGAAGGATTCATCAAGCGCCTGCAGCGGGTACCTGGCAAGGGGTTGCTGGCGATCTCAGAGAATCCGGCCTATCGGGATTGGGTAATCGACCCCACGATGGACCTGGAGGTATTCGGCCGCGTCTTGAAGGTGTGGCGCAGCGAAGACTTCTAATTTTTTTACTCGCATGTGACCAAATGAGAATTTTTTATCTTTTGATAGCGGCTCTGATCGGCCTCAGTGGCTGCGCGGCAACGGGCGTCCAGGTGAAGCAGGGGCAACTTGACCAGTTCAAGCAGGGCGAAACGACGAGGCAAGAGGTCGTGGCGGCGCTGGGCAAGCCCACGACGCAGATGCGCAACTCGGATGGCACCACCACCCTGCTGTACACCTATGCCGAATCCCGGACCAGGCCTGAGACGTTCATTCCCTTCGTCGGAGCGTTCGTCGGTGGCGTGGACACGAACTCCAGCCACGTCACGCTGACATTCGACCAAGCTGGGAAATTGCTCAGCTACTCCAGTTCGGAAAGTGAAATGGGAACAGGAATGGGCATGGCAGCCGGTCAAGTGGAGGCTGTGCAAAATCAACCCCGAAAGCCGGGCTCGCCGCCGCAGGGCATGCCGGCCAATCCACAGGACACACCTATCTAGCTAGCCCCAACGAAGAAGCCGCCCTCGGGCGGCTTCTAGGTCCAAGTCGGCGGTGACGGTGATTTTTCAAAGGATCTCTTGAGAATCACAATTAACGAAAAAACACCCGCCAAGGAAATAATTATCTTATTCCCGGCAAGCAGCGCCTCAAATGCTCTGGTGGACAAAAACGTGAGCGACAGGAGAAGCATCGGGAAGATCACAACGCCATAACTTAAATCGCTAGCAAATGCTTCCCAAGACCGGCGCTCCGACTTTGTAAAACACCTCGCACAAGCATAAAGAATGGCCACCCCTACGGTGGCCATATCAAACCAGTTACCGTCTATGAGGTCGGTCATTAGACCAGGTGGACCGCCTTAACCATCAAGGCCGTGACTGCGGCACCCACGATTGCGCCGACCGAATTCATGTCAAGACCCGCTAAGCTAATATCGAGACTGCCGAGGAACGAGCCGGCCAGAGCAGCGCCAAAGATAGCCCCGGCGACCACCCACCGCGCATACTCGAGCTTCTTTACTGGCTTCATAGCTTTCTCCTTTCTGGGGCCCTTCTTTGTACAGACGTGACTAACCATCAATAGAAGAAGAGACATGACGGGATGAATGCCGCCCCGTCGGCTACTGCGAACCCGGTCGCCCGGGGCCTTGTTTTCCTAGATGACAACAAGGCATAAGTGGAGTATATGCCATTGCATCGTCATGCGCATTCATTTTCATTGACTTCGCATCACTCGTGATCATCCGACCCCGATAGGACTGGAAGGTTCCCCTCCCGCTGGGGCAACTCACAAGGCTGGTAATTTGTAACAGCCGCCCTCCCCGGGCGGTTTTCACTTAGGTCACTTGCAAAACTGGCGCCACGCACCATCAAACGCCCCTGCGGCCAGTGCGGGGTCGCGCTCGAAGACCACCATTTTTTCCCCTGCTGCGATGAAGCGCTGGTAGCCCACGTAGCCGCCAAACGCGTTCTTCGAATTAACCTCGCCACAGAACCCTCTCTGGTTTCGGAACAGGGCCGAGCCGCCGTCTTTCAGGTTAGCTCTCACCTGTTCCTGCGCGAGGCGCTGCATCTTGATCTGGTTGATGTCTTTAGGCGCAGCAGCTGACGCGAGACTGCAGAACACCGCGGAACTGATAAACATGGCAACCCTCATGTCCTTCCCCTGGTAACGGTTTGAGTCTGAATCGTACCGTAGGCTGCCGACATACATATATTTCGCGTTTCGCTATTGACAAGACGTTTCGCGTTTCGCTAATATTCACCCAACGCAGCAAAGAACGGCTTACCGCACAGCGGGGCCAAGTAGGGCTGCAATCAGTACCCGCTCTTTAACACGACGAAGCACAAACGTTCCGCGTCCGCAGTGATGCGACGCGGCAGGGGAGATATCGGACGCCCTGGACAGAAAGATGCCGAAAAACGCCCGCGCAAGGTGGCTGAACACACTAAGGCTGGCCAGGTGCAGAGCCTGGCAGCGTGGGCGCGATCCAGTTGGACGCCAAGAATCGATCGATGGCGAGTAATCGAGCGATGACCACCGGGAGTAGTCCGGGAACCACTGACCATTGCGAGCCGGGATGACCGGGAGTTGCGCAGCTGGCGGTGTCGGGTGGGGTGGCGCTGAGGCGATGTCTCGCGCTGCCCTGCCCCGGAATCATCCGCCTGCCCTGTGACAGAGGGCATACGGATGGGAAACGCGAGCCTGACCGCGCACAGGCCCATGGGGGACATGGTTAAAGCCCCAATCCGAAGCGCCATTCGATGAGTGCTGCGCTTTGAATGATTCGCGCCCTACAGCGCAATGGAGAGAGATATGGAAACGCCTCCCAAACGAAAGTTAGGGCGCCCGAGAAAACCGGGCGGTCCCGATCAGCAGTTCTCAATTCGAATGCCTGAGCATGAGCGGCTGAAATTGTTATGCGCCTCTAAGGCAACCGGAAAAAGCAAGAGTCAACTGATCGCCCGGTGCGTCAACCTATCGCTTAATCAGGTTTGCATCGAGGTTCTTGACGAGCAAGCGCGACGGCTGAGGGAGTTGATCAACCCCACTCCCCTCCCTGACGAAGCAATGGCAGGCGAGCAAGAAATAGATTAGGAGCCGCCATGCTGATCGCGGTAGTCCTTATAACCCTTGTCGTGCTGGTGGTGGTTGCGGCCTTCATTGCCAAGGCCGATGCCTACCGCCGCCAGGATGAGGAAGATCACTACTAGGAGTAGTGCCATGTCCAAGTACGCCACAACCATCTTCACCGCCATTGGCCTGGCAGTAGGAACGCTGGGCGGCGGAGCGGTGATGTACCAGCCCAAGCCTGACAAGGTATCGCTGTACATGCCTGACTGGACTTGTACGGTGAACGCCGCTACCGAGCGCCTGCAGTGTGAGCGTAAGACGGCGGGGACGTTGTAAGGAGTTCTCCGGCCCGAAAGGGTTCGGCTGGAGTCTGGTTGGCTTGACCCTTCCAGCCGTCCGCCCTGGCGACGCTAAAGGCCAGGACCTTCCGTGCTGGGCCCTCCCATTTCCTTGGTCGGTTAATGGGTCCGAGGGCGCCGATCCTTATTAGGGCTCAGCACGGAGGGTAATCCTCCAAGAGTCTCCTCAGGTGCTGGATGGTCCCCCAGCCGGCCTGACCCCACGAAACGGGGTCTTCTCAAGGAAGCGGCGGCGTGGAAGGACACGCTAACAGGCGCGGGGGCTATCCGAAAGGTGCTGTGCCTATGAACACCCCGCAAGCCGGCATCAATCCCGGCCCGCTTCCTTGAGGACTCCATCACTTTCAACTTTCCAACCGTGCAGGGTTGGCGGAGTTCCTCACCCATCAATGGGGAAAAGCAGATGCCGTGCCCTGTGACTGCGCGGGGCAGATCAAACGGTGCAGCGAGTACCCCTCCCCTTATCGACTGGCAGCCGGATATGGCGTATCCGGGCGGCGCGCAGAGGTGCCGTGGCATGCAAACGAGGCTTGGACGCTTGATCCGACCCGCGACGGCGGGGATATACAGCGTCTTCAAGTTCATGCCTTTGCGGGTTCGAGTCCCGCCCAGTCGGCCAATCAATGGCGCCACCCCACGACCCGCCAATACTGCCGAGTGCGCACGACGCATGAGGGCGGTTAGTGCAGGAGCGCCGCCCTTTTCTATGGAGCCAATCATGAACCTCATGGCATGGCCTGAACCCGACCTGAACCCGCCCGAGCCGCCGCCGCTGACCGCGTCGCCCCATTCCGTGCTGGAAGTGCTGCAGAACCCCACGGCATGGGATGTGGACGGTCACGATGCGATCTGGTGGACGGAGCGTCTGGAAGACCGGGGACTTTTCGAGAACCTGACCCGCGGCGACAGGGCTGTGATGCTTATGGCCGTGTTGTCGACCACCAACACTTGGGCGAACCGCCTGAAGGTGGAGATCCTGAGCGCAGTCAAAGACGAACTATCGGAGTGAGCCATGAGCGAGGAACTTCAGGACATTCTGGAGCAGTACCGGGCGATGAGGGTGGCGCTCGAAAAGCTGCTTGAGCTCCCTTATGCCAAGGAACAACTGCGATTTCTCGACGGGGGAATCGGCACGAAGACACGCAACGCAGTATGGCTGGAAGCCCGCCACGCTCTCGCCACGCCCAAGGGAGAACCGCCATGCACCGCCTGATCAACTTCCTCCGCCGCATCGACATCCACCAATGGGTAGCGATCTACGCCGTTATCTGCGCCATCGTAGGTGTCTACGGGTCGGTGCAGCAGATGGATGAGGAAGCGAGCCTGATCGCTATTGCCAAGAAGTAAGGAGAACAAATTGAGCGACGTTACCGAACTGATCGAACTGCCGCCCCAGGAGACCGCCCTGGAGGTTTACGCCAAGCCGAGCGGCCTTGAGCCCTGGTTGGAGAAGATCCGCGCTGAAGTCACCGGGCATGTCCCCGACGTATCCACCCGCAAGGGGCGCGAGGCAATTGCCAGCTTGGCATTCAAGGTGCGCAAGTCGAAGACCGCGCTGGACGGGCTCGGGAAGAAACTGGTCGATGACCTGAAGGACGTGCCCAAGCGCATCGACGCCGAGCGTAAGCGGATGCGGGACACACTGGACGCGCTGGCTGATGAGGTGCGCGCACCGCTTACTGCATGGGAGCAGGCCGAGGAAGATCGGTTACAGCGACACCGTGAGTCCATCGAAGCGATCAACACCCTCGCGGCGAATCTGGACGACCGCAGCTCGCAATCCATCGCAGCGTTGCTGGCCGCCGCTGAGGAAGTAGAGATCAGTGCGAAGTGGGAGGAATTCGAGGCCGAGGCAGCCCGCGCCAAGGACAAAGCTGTGTCTTCGCTCCGCGCCGCCCTGGTAGCCCGCGAAAAATATGAAGCGGAGCAGGCCGAGCTTGCGCGCCTCCGCGCCGAGGCTGAAGCCCGCGAGCAGAAGGAGCGCGAAGAGCGCATCGCCCGCGAAGCCGCCGAACGGGCACAGCGAGAAGCTGAAGCCAAGGCCCAGGCAGAGCGCGAGGCAGCCATTCGACGCGAGCAGGAAGCAAAAGCAGCCGCTGAACGCCGGGAACTTGAATTGAAACTGGCAGCAGAGCGCGCCGAACGGGAAAAGGCCGAGGCCATCGCCCGGGCGGAGCAGGAAAAGCGCGACGCTGAAGCTCGGCAACAACGCGCAATCGAAGCCGAGCGCCAACGCGTGGCCGCGGAGAAGGCCCAAGCAGAGGCTGAAGCTAAGCGCCGCGAGGCTGATAAGGCGCACAAAGCCAAGATCAACCGGGCCGCCCTGGAAGCGTTCGTAGCGGGAGGCATGCCTGAGGACTGCGCTAAGCAGGCAGTGACCCTCATAGTCAAGGGTGCCATCCCTTCAGTCCGAATCACCTACTGAGGTCGATATGAATGAAGTAATCGAAGCCCCGACTCGAGAGCTAGCAGTAGACGCTGCGCCCGCCGCCGACTCGCCGATGGGCATGATGCTGGCAGCCCTGAAGCATGGCGCCACCCTGGAGCAGGTCGAGAAGATGATGGACTTGCAAGAGCGCTGGGCAAAGACAGAAGCCAAGAAGGCCTACGACGCGGCCTTCGCAGCGTTCAAGGCCGAGGCGGTCAAGATCGTGAAGGGAAGGAACGTGACTGACGGCCCATTGAAGGGCAAGGCCTACGCCGAACTGCACGATGTGGTCAACGCCGTCACCCCTGCCCTGTCCAAGCATGGCCTTTCGTCGTCGTGGAAGCTGACCAAGGACGAGAAGGACTGGATGGAGGTCACCTGCTACCTGCGGCACGTCGGCGGGCACGAGGAAAGTGTCTCGATGGGTGGCCCTCCGGACATGGGCGGCGCCAAGAATGCGATCCAGGCCCGGGCCAGCACGAAAACCTACCTGGAGCGCTATACGCTCAAGGCCATCACCGGGCTGTCCGAACAGGATGACGACAACGACGGACACGACCCTGCCCAGGCGCTGGATGACTGGATCGCCAAGGTTGAAGAAGCTGCTACCGAGGACGATCTTAGGGCCACATCAAAGGCGGGCGCCAAGTACTTCCAGGTCACCCGAGACAAGGACGGCTACCGACAATTCGCCGCTGCTGTCCAGGCGAAGGGGGCCGACCTGAAGGGGAAGGCCAATGCGTGACCTGACACCGGAGATTCTTCGGGGTTGCCTTAGATATGACACATCAACAGGGAAATTTACCTGGAAGAGGCGAACCGGAGGGCGTGCCACCACCGGGGTCGCTGCGGGCACCGTGACCGCGAGAGGCTATTTAGAAATAGGCCTAGGTCGCAAGATATATAAGGCCCATCGCCTCGCTTGGCTTTATGTGTACGGAGTATGGCCGATCGGAGAAATAGATCACATTGACGGAGACAAGCTCAACAATGCAATCCGCAATCTGCGGGATGTCCCGAGGCGCGCCAACCAGCAAAACCTACGTAGAGCACTTGGCGCGCGCACGAATGGGCTATTGGGAGCGACTCATCATAAGGCCACCGGCAAATGGAGGTCTCGTTTGTGGGTCGACGGCAGAAATATCAGCCTTGGCCTGTATGAAACCGCTGAAGAGGCACACAAAGCATACATAGAGGCAAAGCGCAAACACCATGAAGGATGCACTCTATGAAGGACGTACTGATCAGGTGCTCGTCACTCGGGAAAATCATGGCCGAGCCCAAGTCAAAATCAGAAGGAATCCTCTCCGTCGGAGCCAAGACCTATCTGCGCGAAATCGCCAAGCAGGAAATTTTCGGCGTCGAATTCGAGGTTTCCAGCAAAGAAATGGAGAAAGGTATCGAGGTAGAGCAGGAGTCCATCGAAATGCTCAACCGCGTGCGGGGCCTGAACCTGACCAAGAATACCGAGCGCAAGGCCAACAAATGGCTGACCGGTGAATGCGACCTGTATGACGCAGCCAGCCGCAAGGGCTACGACCTCAAGTCGTCGTGGTCGGCCAGGACATTCCCAGGGTGGCTAATAGACTGCGAAAACAAGCTCTATGAATGGCAATGCCGTGGATACATGCAACTGTGGGACGCCGACCGATGGGAGGTCGTCTATGCCCTGGTCGACACCCCCGAGCGCCTGATCGGCTACGAGCCGATCCAGATGCACCTGGTTTCCCACTTGCCCGAGCACATCCGCATTACCGGCTGGGAGATCGAACGCGACCCCGAAAAGGAAAAGCGGATGCAGGAGCGGGTCGAAGCCGCAAGGGAGTACCTGCAAGACTGCATCCGCATGTTTGACGAACTACACAAGGAAGCCGCCTGATCATGCCTCAGTACATTGGATTAGCCACCATTGGCCGCGACGTAGAAGTACGCCACACCGCCCAGGGCGACCCCGTGGCAAGCCTATCCCTTGCCTTCACCTACGGGAAGAAGGGATCGGACGGGAAGCGCCCGACCCAATGGGTGGACGGGTCACTGTGGGGCCAGCGCGCCGAAGCGTTGCAGCCGTACTTGCTCAAGGGAACCCGCGTTTATGTGGTCGTGGACGAGGCGCACGAAGAAAGCTACCAGACCCGCGACGGCCGAACCGGCAGCAAGATCGTCGGACGCGTCAGCGTGATCGAGTTCGCCAGCAAGCCCGCTCAGCAACAGCAAGCCGCCCCGCAGGCCGCGCCCGAGCCCGCCCAGCGGCCCGCCGCCGAGCCGATGGACATGGACGACTCGATTCCATTTTGATGGAGGTTCGTATGAAACGTTGCTTCCGGTGCCTTTGCGAAAAGCCCCTTGACGCATTCTATAAACACTCTCAAATGAGTGATGGGCGCTTAAATAAATGCATCGAATGCACAAAGGCGGATGTCAGGAAGAATCGTCTAGAGAAGCTGGAGCAGTACCGCTCCTACGATAGAACGCGCAGCAGCAATCCCGAGCGGGTAGCGGCCCGGCGGGCCTACGCAAAAACACCAGAGGGGAAACTAGCACACGCGCGCGCAAATGCGCGATGGGTAGTGGCGCATGCGATACGCCGGAAAGCGAGCCACGCAGTTAACAACGCGATCCGGGACGGCAAGCTTATCCCGGAGCCGTGTTTTATATGCGGGGCCAAGGCGCAGGCGCACCACCCCGATTACTCGCGGCCCCTTTCAGTGACTTGGCTCTGCCCATCGCATCACAAAGCAGCACATCGCATTGTGGCCGAGCATCGCTACGCGAACGGCGAAGCCCAAACGCTGCACTTTTGACCCCCCGGCAGCTCACCTTAACCAAATGGAGGCCCACTTAGGTGGGCTGCCTCTTAACCCGGCGGAAGGCCCTTAGCGTGGGCAACGCCCAGCTCTAGAGCGTCTGCCAGCGCTTCGTAATGCGTCTTGTGCCCTTTGCTCACTACACCAGGGCTGTGCACGATGCGCGCATTTCCACTGGCGTCCACCAGTCGAATTTCGTAAGTCGCGTCGAACAACTCCGATCCGTCGCTTACGAATGCCTCACCGTCCACCAAGTAACCATTGACGTTGATAGGCGTCCTTACCGTCGCCTGCCATTGGTCGGCGAATTCGCTTTTGCTTGTGTGACGTCTCATCCACGTTCCGCAACCTCTACACTGATATGTCTCCATCGTTGGGCCGGACGCCCGGATTGGGCCGGACGCCCGGATTGGGCCCGCCACAGACTGCAGGTCTAGATCGTCATGTGGGCGAGTTTCGTAGGGTTGTCCGTTCAACGACAAGCAATTGCTGCAGATCTTCACGTCGGCTCCCTCGCGAGTTGCATGTGCGCCAATCGTACCCCATCCCCCAGGAGTTTCACCATGACAGTTAACACGCAAGAGCTGCGCGAACTGCTGGAGAAGGCTTCTCCCCGCCCTTGGACATGGAAACAGGTGGGCACCTTCTCCACGCCCGGAGTCGCTCTGTTTTGGCCTGACAGCAGCAAGGGCGGCGTTCATTACCGACGCCTGGACTCAAATGGCGGGATGACAGAAGCCGACGCCGACCTGATTACGAATGCAGTACGCGCCCTTCCCGCCCTCCTGGCCGAGAACGAGGCTCTGCGCGCAGAGCTACAGGCGCGGCAGTGGATGCCGATTGAGACGGCTCCGCACGACCAAGAGGTATTGCTCGGCTGGTATGAGCGGGATGGCGCGTGGAAAGCGGAGGTCGGAATGGCATCTTGGGGGTGGCGCACCACCCGCGTGAACAATATATCCCTACATGGCCGCGCTACTCATTGGCAAACCTTACCGCCCGCCCCGCCCCAAGGAGAGACAGCATGACGCCCGTGGCCGTCCTGTTCGCCCGCCAGGATAGTTTCTACAAAACGCTCCCTGGCTGCGACGTGTACGACATTGATCGCGATGCCAGGACGTTCCAGGGCGGTATGCCGGTTGTGGCGCACCCGCCGTGCAGGTCATGGGGGCGGCTCAGACAGTTCGCCAAGCCTCGGGAGGACGAAAAGGCGCTAGGCCCATGGGCGGCTGAACAAGTCCGACGCTGGGGCGGCGTGCTGGAACATCCAGCCGAATCCACGCTGTTCGCCCACTGTGGCATGCCGGCGCCTGGTCGGTTCCCTGACGCATGGGGCGGGTACACGATCCAGATTGACCAGTTCCACTTCGGGCACCGGGCCGAAAAATCTACGTGGCTGTACATCGTCGGGTGTGGCCCAGATGATCTGCCTGAAATCCCGCAACGAGCAGGCCGGCCGACGCACTGCGTGCGCCCAACCAAGAGTCACCCGCGCTTGCCCAGCATCACGAAAGCCGAGCGCGAACACACCCCGCCCGACTTGGCCTGCTGGCTAGTGGAAGTAGCCCGCCGCTGCTCCATTGAAAAAAGGAAAGCCGCATGACGCCCGAACCCGAAGCCCCGCAAGAAGACCCGGACGTGATGACCCCGACCGAGGAAGCCGAATGGAAGATTCTGGATCAACAGCGAGCCTCACGCCAGTCGCAGTGATTGAGTACTGGGCGGACATGCTCGAGCGCACCGCAAAGCACACAATGGCCGTCTACATCCTGCGCGAGTACGCGAGGGTTAGGGCGGCGATGGTCAAAGAGACTGGAGAAAACAATGTCTGACCGAACCGAAGCCGAAATCCGCAATGCTGCGCTGGAAGAAGCGGCGCAGGTTTGCGACAAGTCCAGCCTGCAACCGGCTATTGCCGCACGCATCCGCGCCCTGAAGTCCGCCCCTGCCGCCGAGGAATCCGCGAAGGGTGCGGATGTGGCGCAGCCCAAGCGCCGCCCGTATAACGCAAGCGCCTCGTTGAGCGAGTACGGAGTTTTTCCTGAATGTGATGCCGCCCCTGCCGCCCAGGCTCCTGCGAAGGGTGCGAGTGATGGTTGGCGTATCGATCACTCTGCCGGTTGCCCCATCTTGGTCTACCAGAATTGCAGCGTTATCGAAGCCGAGCAAGCGGAGTATGTGCTGCGGCTGATCGAAGCCGACCGCCAGCAGCGCGGCGGGGATGTTGTGAGCGCCTTCGACGCCGCCGTGGCAGCGGAGCTGCCCAAGGTATCGACGTTGGAATACAACAGCCACGAAATCTGCAAGCACTTCGCAGAAAGAGTCCGCGCCGCCCTGGCCGCTACGAAAGGGGAAAGCAAATGAGCATGTGGCACTGTGAGAAATGCCTGGGAACACCCGGAGTCGGCGTAGGTTGCGTCTGCGCCGCCCGACCTGCCGCGAGCGCGCACCCTATACCGCAGCCGCTGCGCGACACATTCAGCGCCATCGAGGATTCTGCGCCGTCCGCCAACGGCATGCAGGTTTTTACCCAGATGCGGACTGCCGTGCAGTCATTTTTCCAAGCCCAACCTGCCGCGAGCGCGGAGCCGAGCGACGAGGAACTTGCACGGCTGTGGCGGCAGGTATCCGGTCGAGAGACATTGCGGCCCGACAGTGTGGCGATGACTTTCGCCCGCGCCCTTCTATCCCGCTACGGCAGGCCCGCAGGGGAGTGCTTCTACGTGGACGCCGGACACCTGCGGGAAGTGCGGAATGGCAACGACATGCCAGTCTCCATGTCTACGACTTCCCATCATGGAATGGTGCCACTTTACACCGCAGCAGTGGCCGCAGGGGATGCGCAGCCGGTGGCTGACCATAAGTTCTACCCGCACCCCGGCTATAGGGCGTTTTGTCAGAAATGCGGCAAGGCTGAGGCGGATCACCCAACCGCACCAGTGCCCGCGCAGAAGGCGGACGATGCGAAGCTGCCCGCAAAGATTCCGGAGTATGAGGCTGTAGGAGGCGAATACCCCAGCAACGACTCTTATCAAGAGGGCTACGCAGAAGGGTGGAATGCCGCCATCGACGCCGCTATGCAACGAGAAAGCGGGGGTGGGGTATGAAGCACCAACGTGGGTACATCAGCTTCCCTGACGAAATCTTTGTCGGCTTGCTCGTAGCAGGCATCGCAATTGGTGCGATTGCCACCGCTGTCCTGATCTTCGGCCTGCCTTGGGTGTGGGGCCTGGTCGAATCCTGGCTGCATGAGGTGAAGCAATGACCGACCGCTACGCACGTATCAGGGAGGCGCTGGAAGCACTAGATGCGGCAGGCGGTGGTGGTTGGATTTCATGGGAAACCGCGTTTGTGAAATACGCGAAAGCCAGCCAACCCGACACTATCCGGGCACTACTGGCAGAGAGGGATGAGCTGGCGAAGGATGCGGAGCGGTATCGGTTAGTGCGCCGCAAGGTGCGCATCGTTGGCAACGACTTCCACATCGTCAACTTGCGGCCTACTTATGTCGCACCTGACGCAGCGGCCGAACTTGACGCTGTTGCCGACGCCGCCATCGCCCAGCAGCGCAAGGGGGAATGATGAACTATTACCTAGACACCGAGTTCGACGGCTTCGGTGGCCCGCTGCTGAGCCTGGCGCTGGTGCGCGAAGATGGCGAATCGCTGTATCTGGTCTACGTGGACCACGTTGCCAAGGACCCCTGGGTACGGGAGAACGTGTTGCCCATCATGCGAGCTGTGCCGTTTGAGGTCTCAACGGTCAACTGCAACCACCCGGGCGGCGCATACCGCATCTCAGCGTTTCTATCAGCTGACCCAGCGCCCCATATCAACACCGACTGGCCAGACGACGTGCGCTACTTCTGCCAGGCGATTATTACTGGCCCAGGGCAGATGGTGAACATTCCGCACATGTCGTTCGAGATCCACCGCGTGGGCGCATATCCGACTGATCTGCCTGGCGCTGTGCAGCACAACGCGTGGTGGGACGCCATGGCGTTGCGCCATCTCCTGATGGCGGCCTAATGCCCCGCTACTCCCTAACCCTAAGCTGCAAATGGCTGAAATTGTTTTGACGCCCGCCTAGTGCGGGCTTTGTTTTGGAGGCGATATGGAAACGTTTCTATCCCCCGAGGAACTTACCCGCCTGACGGGTTATAAGTCCTCCGCTTGGCAGCGCCGCTGGCTGAAATCCAACCGGTGGCGATTTGACCAGGATCGGCTCGGAAGACCTATCGTCGCCCGGGCCTATTACCTGAAGCACCTCGGCATCACGGCCCCCGATGCGAGCAGTGCGGAACCAAATTGGGAGGCAGTAGGGGTTGCCTGATGGGCAGGAAGCGACTTACCGACACCCACCTCGGTCTGCGGGTGTACGTCAAGCATGGCCGGTATCGAGACACGTACTACACGATCATCGCGGGCAAGTACCACGGCCTGGGCAATGACCGGGGTAAGGCCGAGCGCCAAGCCCGCGAGCTTCACGGCGGCGCTTACGTCCGAGGAACCATCGCCGACATGTGCCTGAGCTTCATCGCCTTCCAGCGCGGCCTGATTGCCTCTGGTGACCCCTCTGCCCTGGCGCCCCGCACCGTGGACGACTACGAGTCGGCCTTCATGGTTCACATCATCCCGAAGTTCGGACACATGAAGCCGTCCGAATTCCGGCCATCGCACAAGGGCAAGTACCTGGATCTGATGCGGGCCAGGGGCCGGGGCGTTCGGGCCAACCGGGAAATGGCCGCACTCGGGTCGGCGTTCAACTACGGGATTCGGCGTGGCATGGCCGAGGTCAACCCCTGCCACGGCGTCAGCCGAAACCCCGAGCGGCCCAGGTCGCGGCGCCCGGAGAAGGTCGAGGTCAACGCATTCCTGCAGATCGCACAGAAGCGCGGTGAGGGCAGCTACATGACGGCCCTGATCGGCTTGATGGTCGGCATAACCGGGCGGCGGCGGGCGGAAGTCCTGGAGTTGCAGAAGTCAGCCATCACGGAGGGCCATGTGCGCGTGGTAGCCGCCAAGCGCAAGGCCGGGGAAGCTGAGCGGGTCTATGAGGTTCAGTGGACGCCGCTGCTGCGCCAACTGCTGAGCGAGGCCCTGCGGATGTCGCAAAAGCACGACAACGACTATGTGTTTACGTCGAGATCGGGAGCGCCCTACACCGACTCGGGCTTCAAGGCCAACTGGTCAAAGATCATGCATGCCTACGTCCTGGCGGGCGGCGAGCGCTTCACGGCGCACGACCTGCGGGCCATGTACGTCACGGAAATGATCGAGCAGGGGAGAAACCCAGAGACGCACAAAAACCCTGCCACGACGCGTCGTGTTTACGACCGTCGCCGCAAGGTCAAAGTGCAGCCCTTGGCGTGAAATATTAGAAAGCGCCCGAACAATTAGAAAATGTTAGTGGGCGCTATCGCCAAGAGGCTTAAATTTGGGGTGGCTGATGGGACTCGAACCCACGACAACCGGAATCACAATCCGGGACTCTACCAACTGAGCTACAGCCACCATTGCTACTGCAAAGAGGCCGCATTCTAGCATATATTTCCGGCGTGCACCGTGGCGGCCAATCCCGCGGGGGGATTGTTCTTGCTATTCTGTGGCGCTTGGCCGGAACGGACATCCGGCGCACTGGCGCGACTTCCTTTTCAGGCTACTTATGGATCGCTTCGACGAGCTGTTACGCGAATATTGGCCGCATCTGGTGTTTGCAGTCAGCGTGCTGGCTGGCACCGGGGCCGCGGTGCATGCGGCGATGACCAAGCAGGACGTGCGCGCCGCCATCGGCTGGGTGGGCGTTACGCTGTTCTCGCCGTTGTTCGGGGCGCTGTTTTATTTTGTGGCGGGCGTCAATCGCATTCACCATACGCGGGTTTCGCAGCAGCGCGACGAAGCCATGCTGGCCTACGCCGGGCATGCGCAATCGCCCGTGAGCGACGTCGTGCCATTTTCCGCGCCGCAGTTTGCATCGCTGAAGATCCTGGGCGACAAGGTCAGCCACTTTTCGCTGCTGGGCGGCAATTCCGTGCGCCCGCTGGGCGGCGGCGACGAAGCCTATCCGGCCATGATGCAGGCCATACGCAAGGCCGAGCATTGCATCGCCTTGCAAAGCTATATCTTCGACAGCGACGCCATAGGCATAGAAATGGCCCAGGCGCTGATCGAGGCTCACGAACGCGGCGTGCAGGTGCGCGTGCTGATCGATGCGATCGGCAGCCGGTATTCGCACCCGCCCATCGTGCGCCGCCTGCAGCGCGGCGGCGTGCGCACGGCGCGTTTCATGACCAACCCGCTGGGCGTGCTGCGCATGCCTTATGCCAACCTGCGCAGCCACCGCAAGATCCTGGTGGTGGACGGCCGCATCGGCTTTACCGGCGGAATGAACGTGCGGGCGGCATTCGTGCGGGCGATCGCGGGCGACGCCACCAATGAAGACGTGCATTTCGAACTCAACGGCCCCATTGTTGCGCAGCTGATGTCGGTGTTCGCGCACGACTGGAACTTCACCACGCACGAAACCCTGGACAGCGCACCGTGGTTCCCGCCGCCCAGCGGCTCGCTGCCCGGCACGGTGCCCATGCGCTGCGTACCTTCGGGGCCCGACCGAGCGGTGGTCAGCACCCGCAACATGTTGCTGGGGGCCCTGGCGGTGGCGCAGAAGCACATCCGCATACAGTCGCCCTATTTCCTGCCGGACCAGCCGCTCATCGGCGCGCTGGCGACCGCGGCGCGGCGCGGCATCACGGTCGATATCGTGATTCCCGGCCGCAACAACCTGCGCCTGGTCAATTACGCCATGACCGCGCAACTGGACCAGATCGTTCGCACCGGCTGCCGGGTCTGGCGCTCGTCCGGCCCGTTCGATCATTCCAAACTGATGACGGTGGATGGCGCGTGGTCGTATATCGGGTCGTCCAACCTGGACCCGCGCAGCCTGCGTCTGAATTTCGAGCTGGACACCGAGATCTACGACCGCGACCTGGCGTCGTGGATCGCCGCGCGTATCGACAGCCGCATCGCCAATGCGCGCCAGGTGACGCTGGAAAGCCTGTATGGCGAGCCGTTCTTGAAGCGGTTGCGCAATAAGGTGATCTGGCTGGCGTCGCCTTATCTGTAG